GAGCAACCGTGTAATGAAAGCAAAACCTAAGAGGCAGGCTAGACCCTGTCATTATTTCGTACGTCGTGGACGTTGTGAATTTGGAAAGACTTGTTTTGATTTCCATGCAACGCCCAATCATAATAAGGAGGTAGCAGCGTGGAGTGGCCGGTGTAAGTACTTTCTCAATAAGGGTGTCTGCACCCGCGGTAGAGAATGTACTCGATTCACCAGCACAATTGGACATAATGCAGAGTACCCTGTACCTCCTGTGGCCGCGGACCGATTTAATCCACCGCCAAGTCAAGGACCTATTAGCCTTCAAAGTATACTAGACGCATTAGATAAAACTAGCTCAGAGTCGAGCGGTAGTTCTTCGGACCAATCCGTCTTTGTTGACGAAAGTGTGGCATCCAAACATAGTGGTTCGGAAAGTGCGGAGCGTCAAGATGAGAAGCAATCTCAGGCTGATGGAGTGATCGACCAAGCCCCGGTTAATCAGAAATCAACCAATTCTATTAAAACCGACGTGCTTGTCGGTCGATTAAGAGACTTGAAAAGCGATGTTCGCGAAGATAATAGCCCGAAACCCTTTGAACTGCCTATCGAGGAAACAACAGAGATCCGCAATATCGATAGACAATGCCAGGCTAAGGAAGTACAGCCTGATGATCCACAAGCAATTGGAAGAGGTGAGATTCTTTTCTTTAGGATGCATGATCCAGAGCATTTACGCTCGTACATGACTCCTACTTCGAATGGAATCAATCTCCTTTTCTGTGACCAAATCATCCCCTATGACCTATTTTGGGGGCCTTCACCGCGATGGACTTATAGTCGTAAATCGCGAGCGAAGTTTGAAGGCCTTGAACTCTGCTATTTCAAAAGAAATACTTATTCTAAGCCCAGCCCAGTACACTATGAGGGTATTAGTGACTGGGAGTATGAGGCTGTAAAGCAGGTCATCATGGCAAAGAGGGTGAACAAGGATGAGAATGTTGTACGCAGTCTGCTCGCACGCGCTTTTCAGCAGAAAATACGCAGTGCTGCTTGGGCCAACCACTTTCGGCGGAAATGTCTTAATAAGATTATCCGCGATCTTAATGGTGAGCTTAGAGAAGTTGATATGGATGATGTTGGCATGTTTGTCGCTTTAAATAGTGACACCTACCAATCAGCTTTTACTAGGAATGTGGTTGATCTTGTTAAAGACGTTTTGTCAGTTACCAACCTTCCTCAGCAGCTTAAGTCTGCTGCTAAAGCTAACCCAACAGCTAAGAAGGTGATGGATACAGTTGAGCAAGGAATTGCTAAGTACAAACGTCAACAGGATATAATTAAAGCCCAATGTGTAGAAGCAGAAATTGAGTCCGTAGAGCTAATCGATGGGCCCGTCAAAGAAATTCGTGGCACATCTTATTTTACGGTGATTGATTACGAATGTGACGAGCCAGTCGAACACATCCTTGGTATGTTGGTCCCCGCTTTGGATCCGAGAAATGAGCATGGCGACTGCTGTCTAAAACATCCTACTTGTACACTCGCCTCTAGCCTTAAATCACTGCAGATGAGACACAACAAGGTTCGAAAGCCAAACGACCCCGATTTCCTACAAGATCTTAGGAAACGAGCAGGCCGTATTCTTGATGAGTGTGGAGTACTCCCTTGCTTCGAAGAGCCCAATCGTGAACTTTGGGAGAAAGAAGTTAGGTGGAATGCTCGCAAATTTAAATTGAACCATGAAAATTATGATGGAACTCTTGTTTGTGGTGTAGTTAAGGCTTTTGAGAAGCGAGACAAGACGCACATGCCTGTCCCCAAAGATGGCCGAAGTATTATGGCCACTGGTGGAGTAACACAAGTGCATTTTGGGCCCCTTATGAAACTTTTCAAAGGGCACTTTTTCAATGAGTTGGAGAGGTGTGATTGCCCTGTACAGACCACCCTCGGCAAAGACCGTGGTGGAATAGGAAGACAGCTTAAGAGAGCCCAAGATCGCGTTGAAAATCCTGTCTATATGACTGGTGACTTTAGCGCCTTCGATGGGAGCCAGGACGAGCATGTACTCCGCATGGAAATTGATTACATGCGTAGAGTTTTACCCAACCAGAATGAACTTCTGGATGAATTACAGAAGCTGACCGTTAATCGGTTTACGGCCATTAGTAGTCGAAACGGCGGCACCTTCGTAGCCAAGTTGGATGCACAGCGCAAGAGTGGAAGCCCTAATACCACCACTGGAAATACCTTGGTTAATGCCTTGGTGTGGCTTGGAGTTCTTTCACATTTCTACGAAGATGAGAGTCTGCGTCATCTGGACAACCGTCAATTTTGGCGGTTGGTCCGCATATTTGTGTGCGGTGATGACACGCAGATCGTCTGTAATAGTGCTTATCAAGCTCTTTTCCGGAAATATACCGAGAAGATCATGAGCAACACATCTTTCACACTTAAACTGGAAGATACGACAGATGACCCAGTTTTTGCTGCTTACTTATCTGGTTTTTACGTCCGAATGTTAAATAAGAAGACCAATGAAGTCGAGTACGTTCACGTACCCAAACTATCTAGGACGTTAACTTTCACTCCGTATAGTAAATACGGCTATCGCGAGAATATTAATTCTGAAAATTATGAAAATGTTGTTAAAGAACGCATGGCCCATGCACATTCGATAATCGAAGCCATGGTTGACATGACTCAGCATCTACCTATTCTCAATGCCGCATTGAAGGAAACTAATCGCCAGTTTAAAATTAAACGTGGTAAGCGGGGTGCAAAAGACCAGTATGCTGAGCAGTATTTAAAAGCCGCAAAGAATTACGAGCCTTGCGATGAGACTGATATCGATATTAACAATCGTTATCCTGGTCTCGATCAATTAGAGATCGCCTCGTATTATTCTTTCGATAATTTGTGGGGTAACATTTCCCCCCAGCATCTGCCTGACTCCATAAAGGATTGTCTTAAGGCTGATGGTTATTTTTAGACTCTATGTGGCGCCACCATAGAGTATAAAACCTAACTATCATGCACGGACTATCCCCGCAGATGAAGAATTTTATCGATTGTGTAGCCGATCCTATGATGAACAATGAAACTGCTTTTATTCCGGATCAGGCTTGTGAAAGATCAATTTGCCTCCGTGATTCTATCCAGGTACCCGTTCTCACCAATGGCAACACGACAGACCAAGTCTATGGTGTTGTCCTTGGTTTGCAGTACGGCAAAACTGGGTTCTCCGACAATTCCTTGGAATATACAACCATGCCTTACTCCTTTTGGGTTGGGTATGTTAATAGTGCCGGAGAATTGGCTGGTATTGACGTTAGCCCATTTACAATGCATCAATATGTGGGCGTCAACCAAGCACAAATCACGGGTGGAACAACTGCTTATGACAATAAGACTTCCTTGGTGCAGTCCCTGCGTATGATTTCAGCGGGACTGCGCGTACTCCCAATTGTTGAGACAGTTACTGACCAAACTCAGTTACATGTATCTTACTACATTGGAGCTCAGGTATCCCCAAATGAACTTCAACGTGGGATGAATAATTCCACATCAGTTGAGGACATATTTCGCTCCGCACCTAGTTCAATGGTCTACGGCAATAACGACGGATGTACAGTACGTTATAATCCTTTTCAGAGCCACCAACAGCTCTGGATGCGCGAGTTGGATAACTTGGTCAATGTTAGTGAGCAAGTTACAAACTTTGACTACATCCGAATGCCGTGTATTCTGGTTATGTTCTCACAACCTGTTAGTGTAGGAAACCAGTTTCCCATTAGAACCAGTGTTCAATATTGGCTAGAGGGTGAGTTGAATCAGCCCACAGCCATTTTCTGCCAATCTAATCTTGCAGATCCTGAGTTTGATCGTGTCCGTCTCGCAATTGCTAACGATAGTGGCAATTTCCCGTACACAACTAGTGGGCATTCTTTTACAGCCGTTGGGGCTGCAAGCCTAGTTTTACAGGCTTTGGAACGATTAGCGATTCCTCTCATCTCTTCCTACGTTCGTGGGAAGAAAAAGAAAAAGAAGAGGAAGGACCTTGCCCTTGGCACAAAGCCAGCTACTGGTCCTCAGAGCTACTCTGCCCCTAATACGGGATTGCCTCAAAAACCACCACGGCGCCGTGTTCGGCGCCGAGCACGTCGCGCACAGCCGGTTCAACCAGCAGTGCGAAGACGCAGATGAATAGACCCTTTGCTCTTGTTTTAGACTAATCGTCTTTTACCTTGAAGGTTTGTCTTCTCCCCTTAGCGCGGCCGGCGAGATGTTCGGCGAATTGCACCTTTGGGGATGGCAACCACAGTCTTTGTTTTTAATTTTGTTTCTTAATTACTATTCACTATTCACTATATCAGGTTGCACACGTAAAATAACCAACCTTAACTTTGTAAGACCAGTTGGAAC